CCGTAGAATCAGCTACAGAAGGGGCGATTCTTGCCGTGGGAACGGATGAGCCTGACGCTGTGGTTGAGACAACGTTTGTCTATACGAAAAATATGTCTTTCCAGACGGTGTCGGCGGGATACGAGGTCCTTATCCTTAAGGATGTGGCTTATCCAGTCCCTTCCTCATGGTTGACGGGATTCAGCATGAAGAATAATCCCACTATTAAGTATATTAGACAGTAAGGAGGTGAACGATGGATGTTTATAGTTCTATTTTTGGCGAACTGACAAAAGAGGTTCAGATTCGTATTGACGCTGCCACGGAGCTTCGCAAGCGCTTGTTTGACCAGAATATCTACGAGCGTTATCTTGATTGGGATGTCCCGACTATCGGCCTTAATTTTGAGGAGCTGATCGGGCAATATAACTTGAGCGTGGCGGCGGCTACCCTTGATTCCAAGGGAAAGGAACCGATCTTGGGTACGGAGGGGCTTGAGACCTTGAAGCAAAAGGTCCTTACCCACCAGATGAGTTACTCAATGCCGATCGAGGAGTATCGTAAGGTCTTGCAGATCCTAGACTCTAGGATGTTGACGGATGACCAGAAGACACAGCAGCTCATTAATCTGATGTGGAACAACGTGTCTACCGTTGTTAAATCCGTGCAATCTAAGCTCGATATTATTTTCTTGGGTGCCTTGTCTAACAAGGGGGTATTTACCTTTAATGCCAATAATAACCCTGAAGGAGGGGTACGTGGTATTATTGATTACAAGATGCCGCCCGAGAATATCGCTAGCGTTACTCTTGACTGGACGGATACCAATAAGGACAACGTCGATCCTTTCGAGGATATCCAAGGTGTCGTGGATGCGGCCCAAGACAAGGTGACGTTTGATAGGATATTGATGTCTCCGGCCAGATTGTCTTATTTGCTTAAGAGCAGGAAGATGAAACAGGTCATTTTTGGGACCGACAAATCCGGCACTCCTCTTTTGATGTCCGGTTTGAATGAGTTCCTACGCTCTAATGACCTTCCTGTCATAGAGACAGTGAGACGTATCACCCGTATCCAAGACAACGGCAAGCTATCCGAGTACAAGCCTTGGAACGACAAGAATATCGTCTTTGTCCCGGCAGGTAAATTAGGTGTCATCAAGAACGCTTACGCCGATAATGAGTTGAGACAGGAACCGGGCGTTACTTACTCTAATTATGGCCGGATTCGTATCTCTCAATGGGGCAAGGGTGAGACGGACAATTCCAATGGCGTAGAGTTTACCAAGGCTCAATCGCTATCCTTGCCGGTCCTTACCGAGATTAATGGCATTTACTCATTGACGGTGGAGGCATGACGATAAGAGACTACATAGGGCAGAAATTCTCGGCTTATGGAGATCTATCCGAGGCGGATATGCTGGATTTCAGCATCAAATCGGGGCTATCCCCGGACGATGAGATGTCTAGTGAATCCATAGGCAAGGTAGAGACAGGGATGATAGAGATCATCCCGTCGCTGCTATTGCGCCCTGATAGCGTCAATGAGAGCGGCTTCTCTGTCTCTTGGGACAAGGACGGCCTCCGGAGGTATTATTTGTTCCTGTGCGAACGGAACGGTGTTAGCCCGGATGTGTCTTCCGGTCTTGGGGTAGTCTCATCTTATATGGATTATTGATATGTATTACGCTCCTCACATATTAGAACGAAAAGTTGTCAAGGAATATGATCACGATGACAATGGCAATCCTGTTCCCGGGACTGGTGGTGAGTTATGGGAGAGACTGGGACGATGTAAATGCTATGATAAGAGCGCCGATCGGGTATATACGGTAAATGGCGTAGCCTTTGATTACAAATATCGTGTCGTGACAGATAAGATCAAGATTGATGCCGGGGATATCGTGAGAGTATTGAACCAAGATGGTAGTATCCGTGGTAGTGGCGTTGTTATCAACCCGATGCTCACGGATTATCTAAATTACGGGCAAATATGGCTGGAATAATAAAGTTAAGTTATGATTTGTCTGATGTGGATGATTTCATCTTGGAGATCTATCGTGAGGTGTTTGCCTTTCTTGCCCAACTCGGGCAATCCGCTTATGAGACCGCCGTTCAAGAAGGTAAATATAACGATATTACCGGAAACTTGAGGAGTTCATTGGGATATGTCATATCAATGGACGGTAAGATCGTAAAGGAAGGCGGGTTTAAGAGGATAGATGGACGTGGGGAAAATTATGAGAAGGTTTTTTTCACGACCAGATCCCAAAAGACGGTCCAGTTCTGGGCTAAAGGGAAGTCCGGGGATGGAAGCGAGGGGAGCAGGCAAGGGCTTAGTTACGCTAGGGATCTGGCTTCTAAGCATACAAAGGGAGTGACATTGATTGTCGTGGCGGGAATGGATTACGCTAGCTATGTGAATGATATCCATAAGCTAAACGTGATAGATACTGCCGAGGCTAAAGTAATAGCTATGTTACAATGATAGTAAGCACGGACATACAGACAATCTTATATAAGAAAGCCTTGGAACTTGGTGTTACCGGGGTGTACAAGGAGGATGATACGCCTACAGGTAAGCTTGAGGAGGAGAGGGTTACCGTACACTCGAATTCCTCGGAGCCGGGAATTACATGGAAGGTGGGATTCGTTCATGTCAATATAGCCGTCCCTGATCTGGACGAGGAAGGAACGCCTGATTTGGACAGGATGAATAAGCTGGAACGTATGTCCATGGAGGTGTTCAAGGACACCTCGGTGTTTGATGGCACTCCTTATACCTACGAGGTAGACACTACTAGAATTGAGGTTAACAGGGATCTTAAATGTCACTACGTTAATGTGAGAGTATTATTTAAAGTTTTAAATGTAATAGTATTGTAATATGGGAAGAACAATTTCTGCTATAGGCGTAAAAAGGATACTTTATGGGGAGCCTCTGGTTGCTGCACCCACATACGAGAGCTTGGAGACGTTATTTACGGCTTTCAAGGATGTTCAAATCGTCCATCAAGGGACTTATGAATATACCGAGGAGGACGGTACGTTAACAGAATACAAGGATGAGTTGACCGGCCAGACATATCGGTCATCGTTTGAGGCAGGATCACAGAGCTTGAATTGGGTGATCGGGGCATATGACTTCGCTACCAAGGCCGAGCTTATGGGCGGTAAGCCCTTGGATACGGATAAGGGATGGGAACGTGGCAACGCCGGCGAGCAACGATATAAATGTATCGTCGCTATTACCAATGATGACGTGGCTATCATTTTCCCTAAGGCGAATCTTGTGGGTCGTGGGGCTTCCACGGATGGGGCCGTTGGTTTGTCGATGTCCGCCACCCCGCTGAAATCATCCACGACAATAGCTTCAGAGTATTGGTTTGACGTGGAAGGAAAATCCTTGAAGGATTGAATGTAATATGTCTTATAGGAACGGGGACGGCGGTATTTTCCGTTCGTCCCCGTTTTTGTTTAATTCTAATTTTTTTACGTGACATGAACAAGGGTGCTAGTTTAGTGGCTGACGCTGTCCTAGGAGAGGATTTCAAGGTCGTGGTCCTAGGGGGGAAGGCGTATAAGGTAAGTCCTCCTACAATAGCGACGATTTGCAAAGGTATACAATACCTATCTCTTATTGATAAGACAACATCGGGCAAGGAGGATCTTGAAAAGGTGAGGAACGATCTGGAAAATATATTAAAGGGATTGTCTGTGTTCGTTTTTGGAAGCGCTGATATGTACAAGGAGATCGATGGGGCTACCCTCCATGAGCTAAGGGAGGCGTTGGAGACTGTCGTTAAATTCATATCCGCAGAGGATTTTTTCGTCTGTGCCGCCTTAGCCGAGAGCGTGGCAAGAATGGCGGCGACACCAAGGTAACAGGTAATGAGACCATGCTAGGACAAGTGGCCACGTTCATGGAATCGTTGGGATTGTCTTATGAGGACGTGGTTTATAAAATACCATATCGAAACCTTCTGATCATGCAGAAGGATATATTGCATAGCGTTACCGGTGATTTGATCGTGGAGAGAACCGGGCGTGATTTGTTGAACCGAAAGGGAAAGGAGGGTGATTAATGGCTAAACTAAACTTCGAGGTCGATGCCGATCTACAGAAACTTATAAATCTTCGAAAGGAGGTGGAGGAGTTGAAATCCGCCTTGAAGGATTTCGATGTATCTACAGATACCAAGGGGTTTGACGATTTAAACCGGAAATACGAGGAGGCGACACGGAAACTAAAGGACTATGAGCAGCAGATGCAGAATTATCAAAGGGTAATAGAGCAGCTTAAGGTCTCTAATGGTATTATTGATGGGGCTCGTCAGATAACAGAAGAATTGAATAACGCTACCGATGTGTTTGTCGAGCAACAACTAAAGGTTAAAGGCCTAAGTGACGAGATCAAAAAACTCAATAAGTCTTACTTGTCTCTCTCGGATGCGGATAAAAATTCCCAGAAGGGATCTAATATATTAACCGACCTGAAGGAGAAGACCCGGCAGCACGCTTTAGAGAACGAGGCCCTGAAGAGGCTAAGGAAGGAATATTCGGACAATATCAAGATCGAGGGAGCCGCCTCGGATTCCCTTGTAGCGTTGAGAAAGCAATTGTCGTTGCTTAATGCCGAGTATGACCGCCTTTCCGCTACGGATAGGAAATCGACCATAGGGACTAACCTGCAAAAACAGATACAGGCCTTGAATACGGAGATTAGTTCGGCGGAGCAAGCTACCGGACGATATCAACGGAACGTCGGCAATTACGCCAGTAGTTGGAACGGATTGAGCGTGTCGGTTCAACAGGTCGCAAGGGAGTTGCCTTCCCTTGCTGTTGGCTGGAATACATTCTTTTTGGCTATATCCAATAACTTGCCGATGCTTGCCGATGAGCTGAAGAAAGCCGCTGCGGAGTATAAGGCGTTCAAGATGGCTGTAGCGGCAGGAAATAATGACGTGGCAAAAGTGGCTCCAGTCTGGAAGCAGTTGATAACATCTATTTTCAGTTGGCAAACGGCCTTGGTTGCGGCGATAACGCTTTTATCTGTCTATGGGAAGGATATTATCGAATGGACGAAGAATTTATTGGGGGCTGATACGGCACAAAAGAGGTTGAATGAGTCATTGAAAGAATTTAATAACTTGGTAGGGAAAGGTCAAGCTGATGCCAAATTGTTATTTGATACAGTCAAGCGAACTACAGAAGGCACGCAAGGACGAGCGAAAGCCATTCAAGAGATAAATAAAGTATATGCAGAATATTTGCCTTACCTGCTTTCGGAGCAAGCTTCTCTTAAAGAGTTGGAAGCTGCTTATAAAATTGTCAACAAAGCTTTAATTGAAAATGCAGCATTAAAAGCGAAAACTGAAGCTATAAATGATGTGCTTGAAAAATCCATAGACAAACAAGCTAATGCTTTGAATGAGATGCGTTCTATTGCCTCTGAAAAATTGGGAGGAGATAGTTTTGCCATTGAGATAATGAATACGGTAGAAGGTCTCACGGAAGACTTTCGATTAGCGGGACAATCTTGGCAAAAGGCATGGCAAGGTGTTTCAGCTAAAATACAATCAGAGGTAGGAGCAAGTAAACTTCCTAGTGATTTTTATGATAATTTGGAAGATTATGTGAGATCTGTGTATGATTCAAATCAACAAATATCTGATATTCAAAAGAAATTCAATCCTTTTTTTAATAAGGAGCAAGCAGATCAAGCTGTAATTGAGAATAAGAAGTATTATGAAACAATGAAGTCTCAGGCTGAATCTTTCCTTAACTCTATTGCCGCAGATCAAAAAAAATTACTTGACACGGGTAAATTTGAAGGGATAGACAAAGAGGTAGTAGAAAGGTATAAAGAGGCTAAAGCTAACATTCAAGAGGCTACAAAGCAATTAAAGATATATGATTCTTATGATAAGCAGAATATGACTGCCCAAAAAGAATACGAACGACAAGCAAAGGAACAAAAGAAGATTCAAGAAAGAATAAATAACGAACTGCTCGAACTTCAACGTCGTAATGAACAATCTCGGATTGATTTGATGGAGGAAGGCTCCGATAAGAGTATCGCCCAAATAGAATATGATTACGATCGTGAAATAGAGGCTATCCGTAAGAGGGAGAAAGAGTGGCGTGAGGCTCAAGGGGGAAAACTCACGCAAGAACAAACGGTTGAAATAAAAACTGCCATTACACAGGCTCAGGCTACCCGTATGCGATCTACGCAGGAAGTAGAGAACGAGCAGATCGAGGCTCAACGTAAAGCCATGAATGATTACCTTAAGGAATATGGCACTTATCAAGACAAAAAAATGGCACTCGCCGCCGAATACGGGCAAAAAATAGCGTTTGCCGAGACCGAGGGGGAGAAATTGATACTCGGGAAGGAATGGGATAAGCAGCTTTCCGACCTTGAGATAAAAAGTGGCAATACCGCCAATGCCATAATCGCTCTTTTTGGAGACATGAAGGACAAGACTCTAAAGGAGTTGATAGAGATATCCACCAAGGGAAAAGAGGCCTTGGAGTTTCTTAAGTCCGGAGAATGGGATGAATCAAAAGGCAAGGGATTAGGTATAACGCAGGAACAATTCGATCTTTGGTCTGATATGCCTGAAATAATGGATAGGGCAGGGAAAAGCGTTGAGAGCACCAACGAGAAGGTCGATGAGTTGCGACCCGCTTTTGACAAGGTGACAGAAGGAGTGAGGCGATTCTTTGCCGCTGGTGACGACCCCAAAAAACTGACGGAATCATTACAGCTCATTAATGAGGGTGTAAATGAAGTTATGACCTCTGTTCAATTCTTGTCAAATACCTTTGGAAAACTTGGTGATTCGTTCGGAGGTGCTTTTAATGACATAGCGGAAGGTTTAAATATGGCAATGGACGCTGTAAATTCCGCTATGCAGGGTGCGCAAGCGGGTGCGATGTTTGGCCCTATAGGGGCATCCGCTGGTGCTGCTATTGGGGTAGTGACCTCTCTAGCGTCCTCTATCGCTAAGATCCATGACAAAAAGAACGAGAAACGTATACAGAGATTACAAGACCAGATCGATGTGTTGGATGCCTCGTATGAGAAGCTAGGCCGTTCCATAGAAAAGGCTTATTCTACGGACGCTTCTAAGCTCATAAACCAGCAAAATAAATTGCTAGAGCAGCAAAAAGTGATCATCCAACAACAGATCGAGGAGGAAAGGAACAAGAAAAAGACCGACGATGACCGGATCAAGGATTGGCAAAAGCAATTGGAGGATATCAACGCTCAATTGCAGGACAATAAGGAGAAAGCTGTAGAGGCTATAACAGGAACCGATGTCATGTCCGCTATTGACGAGTTCGCCCAAGCGTATTCGGAGGCGTGGGCTACAGGAACTGATGCGGCAGAGGCTTCGACTAAGATTGTCCAAAATTTGATCAAGACGGCTATCATTGAGTTCTTGAAGAAGAAATTATCCCCTTCCGTAGAGGAATTCATGAAGAAACTGGCCGATTATATGTCCGATGGTATCGTTTCGCCTTGGGAAGAAGCGGAGTTGAACAAGTTGAAGGAAAAAATGGACGCTGAGGCCCAGAAGGTCTTCGATACGTCAAGCAAGTACTTCCAAGAGGATAAGAATGATAAATATGAGCAGACCGCTACATCCGGAGGTTTCGAGAAGATGTCTCAAGATAGCGCCGATGAGTTAAATGGCCGTTTCACCGCCCTGCAAATGACAGGGGAGGAGATACTGTTGTTCCTGCAAGGCTCCGAGCAATTCTTGAGCCTCTTGTATATAAAGGCCAGTATGGACGTGATATCTGTAAAGATAGCCTCGTTGTATGACGTGGCGGATGAGACTAGGACGATGATCGCCAGTATCTATATAGAGTTACAGCAGATCAATGATAATACCGCCAATACCGTGATACAATTGAAAAAAGCGGTGGATAAATTGACAAGTATAGAGACTAACACTAAAAACATGTAGTATGAATGTTGGAGATATAACGAGACGGGCTATTTCGCTAGGGGCTTGCAGTGAATCTGGCAAGGCCACTGACTGGAAGAGCCTATGTTGGCTGTTTTTTTCCCCGCAAGGGCGGGAGTTTTGCGAGGAGAATAATTATCCTTCGTTGGATTTATTTAGAGGCATGGCTAAAAACATAGCTTCCTACGGGATATACGTGGATCGTGATCTAATTGAGCTTCACAATAAAACAAACGTAGGTGTGATAGGTAATACCGTGGCGTATTTGAGTTATGACGATAACACGAGGGTGCATAAGGTGATCTTGATGCACGGGGGCAAGGCCAAGATAGAGGCCGGGAACTACTCCGTGATATTGCTTGTCAATATCGGGGGATGCGAGGTGGAGATTATTAACGACGGAACGGCAAGGATATTATGTTAGGGGATCTATATATTAACGGGAATGACGCATGGGGCACGTATCGTGTCGCCATGGGAGAGGGTTTTATCCAGACTTTGCTAACCCCAGCGGGAAACAAGGATTTCATAGAGAACGAGAGCCGGTTGGAAAACGGGAAGAGGGTCGTGTTCAATAATCCCAAGGTGGCTAGCCGGGATCTTACCCTTACGTTCAACATACACGGGGATACGCAAGAGGAATATATGCTGAATTATAAAGCGTTCGTGGCTGTCCTTCAACAAGGCAAGGTCGTATTGCGTGTTCCGGATCTTGATATGACATTTACCCTTGTCCATAAGAGATCATCAAGCTTCGCCTTGGATCGGAACAGGTTGAATAGTAGGCTATCCGTTAAGTTCGAGGAACCTGACCCAACGTCAAGGGGATAAGCGAAGAGCCGTCCGCCCCTTATTGGCTAGACGGCTCTTCGTCCTATTGCGCTAAAAGATGCGTATTTAAAGATCGGAGGTCGAATCTTCCCGGCTTTGACCTCCCGTTGTTGTATACCGACACGGTCATATGTGGCTTGGGCTTGGTGCCGCTAAATCCGCAAGCCCTCTCCAGCTCGTCGATAAGCCTCTCCATTTTCAAGGATTGCCGGTTGAATCGCTCCATCGCCTTCTTGTCCCTTTGGGACGTTAAAAGCATTTCGTTTAGTATCGTGTTTATGTCTTTCATATTCAATCAATCATTAGTCTTTTATCATTTGCTTTTACTTCACAATAAGTTAAAGTTTTGGCTGTACGCCTTATATCGTACCTTTTAATTTGGTATGTATATACAGTTATTCTATAACCACTATCTTCCCGTCAGATGGACTTCCTCCAAACAGGTGATTGATATAAGCCAAACCTTTTTGAGTGACAAGTATCTTCGTGACAACGAACCCCGGATGGTTATTACGCTCGATGAATTTTTCCTTCATCTCGAAATACCCGGCATTGACAAACCGTTGCTTCGGCTCGTTCCGGTTAGAGAAGAATACGCCTACCTGCCTTAGCTTTTGGAACAGGGTATTGCGCCCGAATCCCAGCTTTAGGATTTTGGCAGCCATTCCGATATCAACTTTGTCGTCTGTGATAAAGGCTGCATCCGCAAAGTCGGCTTTGGGTTGGAGCTTTGCGATTTTGGCATCCTTTTGTTGGTTGTCGGCTTCAAGCATAGCTTTTTCAGCCTTTGCTTGCTCCAATCTCTTTTGGAGTACGGACATTGCATATACAATAGCTTCATCATCGTTAGAAACTGTGGTTACACCAGTGGTGAGTAGTTCCTTGATACGGTCGTTTACCCATAATCGAAAATCAACAGATAACCATTGAGCGAAGTCTAAGGCGACATCTTCGTGCATCCATGTTCCACCTCCATTTTGAGGAGAACCTGCTTTTGTTATAACTAATTGATTATCAGAAATACATAATTTTCTTGTAATTGCCCTAAGCAATTCATTTGTAGATGGTAATGATAAATAATCGTTCGGTCTTTTTCCAAATGGTTTAGCCATCTGTGTGGCATTTATCATGACGCTATTTCCTTTCTGAAAAGAAACAGGACTTCCGTTATATTGGAAGATTTGAGTTGTGTAATTGTTGAACATAACAATTTAAATAAAAAAAATGCTATCGCCTGTCCCGCTGTTCAACACATTACACAAATGCTGTGAGTACATTAATACTTCACACGGGGGTACG